AAGCACTTAAAGAAGCTCCAATAGATTATGAAGGACCTGAAAGAATGTCGGGTGACATTGAAAGAAAACTTAGGAGTCGTGAACATCCTTTGGGTGGGAACCCTGGGTTTCCCGATATAGATAGAAGTGGTATACCAGATAATTTTGAAGAATTAATCGCGTCTAAAAGATTTAGGGATGTGGTTGAAAAAGTTAAAGCAGCGACAGGTTTGGAACGTATAGATCCAATGACTTTCATGTCTATACAACCTATGTTTATGCGAGCTGTATCAGAAGTGATTAGTATCGAGAGAGAACACAAAGAAGAATTGGAAAAGTTAGCTGTAGAATTGGTAGTTTCGGAGTTGGGTGTACCGGAAGGTGATTTACAGTTTGACGCTAAACTGGAAAAACCTAATATGGAAGGGATGTCCAGAGAACCACAAAAACCTAAAAAGAACCAAGATTTCGAGAATCCACAAGAGGAAATGGAAGCAGCAGAAAGATTGGAAAAGTTTGACTTAGAAAGGCAAAAAAGAAGATTTATCAACTCACTAATTCAAGGATCATCCAAAAAAGCTCTGTACCTATATTACATGGTTGAAGAAAGGTTAAATGAGTTAGACCCTCGTTTACTGAATTTATATTCTTTGGTGATGTCAGTGAACGATTTACTATACTGGGTAATTCCTAACTTAGACCAAATGATGTCCATGCCAGGTGGAGGAGAAGAATCAATGGGTGGTCGTGAAGAATTAAATTTGGAAACAGACCCCCCAACGATTATCGCTAGAGGTATGATGTTCCCAATATTAGTTCATGAGTTATTTAAAGGTGTTATGGACTACGTTTCAGCTCATGGATTACCTTCAGATCCTGAAACCGCGGAAGCTGTTGTCGGTATGGAAGATACTTTACCAGCTGAAGTTTGGGACTTGAGATTAGGTCCAGTAATATGGGAAAAATTTACTGAAGCGTACCCTAGTGAATTATTTGATTCGGATAAAAGAACAATTCAAAATTACTTGTACTTTAAAATTGTCAGTTTAGAACCAGAAGAATTTTTTAATTTGACTAGAGAGATGTTGTCGGGTACCCAAAAAGGTAAAGACATGGTAAAGGAAATAGTAGATGGTATTATTAGGGAACTCCAACGTGAAGAGTATGAGGATGTCATGGGTGGAGACGATGAAGGTGGTGAACTTGAGGTTACTGGACCTGACGAACCGATTACTCCTCAACCACGACAAACATCTGAATTAGATTTGGATTCTATCTTGGATAAGATATCGAGAAGTGGGATAGACTCACTAACACCAGACGAAAGAAGATTCTTGGATAGTATATAACAAAAAGACCCCAATTAGGGGTCTTTTTTCTTTTTATAGGTGTTACCGTATTTATAATATATGGATCAACAACACATATTAGAATACGCGAAATGTTTACAAGACACAAATTACGCGATTAAATCATATTTAGAAACTTACGACAATACTCAGAGTAAGTATGTCCCTTTTGAGTTGTTCCCCGAACAAGAAGTGATGTTGAATAACTTTGATAACTACGGTGAAAACATCATAAAGAAATATAGACAAGCTGGTGTATCTACCGCGACCGCAGCTTGGGTATCAAAAAAATTACAATTCGCGTCCAAAAAGAAACCAGAAAAAGTACTGATTCTCGCCAACAAATTGGATACCGCACAAGAATTTGCTAACAAAATACGTGGTTTCCTAACTCAGTGGCCTGATTGGATGAATGTGGGGTTTTCTAAAGAAAAAGATTCACAACGTCATTTTAAATTAAATAATGGTTGTGAGGTCAAAGCGGTCGCGACATCAGTCGACGCTCTTAGAGGTTATACACCAACAATATTGATATTTGATGAAGCCGCATATATTGAAGCGGGTGACGATTTATGGGCAGCTTGTATGGCGTCTCTATCAACTGGTGGTCAGGTAATCGTCATTTCAACACCTAATGGTTACGACAAGATTTATTATGAAGTTTATGATCAAGCTATAAACGGTATTAATAATTTTAAAATATCAGAACTCACGTGGTACAATGACCCTAGATTCACAAAAGATTTAGTTTGGGTTAAAACTAAAGATATAGTTCACTATATGTTGAATCGTGAAGACTATGACGACAGTAGTAATTTATTAGAATATGATTCGAGTAAATTTAACGAACTTATACGTAATGGGTATAAACCATTTTCTTCTTGGTTTGAAACCATGTCTAAAAAATTAAAATTTGATAGGCGTAAAATATCCCAAGAATTGGAAAGTGCGTTCTTGGGTTCTGGGGATAACGTAATACCGATAGACACTATTGAAACGATAAAACAAACTATGGTTGAAGATCCGAAGGAAAAATACGCTAGTGGTCAAATGTGGATTTGGGAAGAAGCGGTACCAGGTCACAAATACATTATGGGTGTGGACGTATCTAGAGGTGATTCTGAAGACTTCACATCAATAGTCGTTGTGGATTTCGACGAGAGAAAACAAGTCGCGGAATACTTAGGTAAAATTCCACCTGATTTAGCTGCGGATTTAGCTTTTAAATGGGGGACAATGTACAACGCGTATATTGTTGTGGATATTACTGGAGGTATGGGTGTCGCGACATCTAGAAAATTACAAGAATTGGGTTATAAACATTTATATGTGGAAGGAGCTAATACCGCTGATAAATGGAAATACGACCCAAAATTAATGGATAAAATACCTGGAATTAATTTTAACACTAAGAGAACACAAATAGTGTCTTCGTTTGAAGAAGCTCTGAGACATGGTTTTATAATAAAATCATCTAGATTATTAAATGAAATGTATACGTTTGTTTTCATAAACGGTAAACCTGACCACATGAAAGGTAAACATGACGACCTTATAATGGCTACCGCTATGGCTATTTATGTGGGGGAAAACTCATTTTCCCAATTACAAAAAGCAGACAACTTGACTCGAGCTATGTTGGATAGTTGGGTTAAGACAGAACACGAATCCCAAGGTAGACCAGTTACGTTAAAACCAACACCAAACAGTTCAGTATTGACACCACATATAAATCATAACGCTACCCAACAACAAGTCTATAGAGAGTATTCTTGGTTATTTGGGGTTAGAAGATAATTAATATTCACTATTTATTCAAGACTAATATATTTAATATATGGCAAAAAATTTGACAGTATATCAAAGGTTAAGTAGATTATTTGGTCCTGAAGGTCCTAAAACTCAACAACCGACCTACCAACAATTTAAATTGAGTGGTAAGGAAATTTTAAAAACCCAATCAAAGGTTGAGTTTGAAAAACAACAATTACAAGCACAGCAAACTTTATATTTAGCTAAACAATGGCAAAAAATAGATAATGAGTTATATACTCAGTCGATATACTATGAACCAACTAGATTAGCTTCTTACTATGATTACGAGTCTATGGAGTTTACACCCGAGATTTCAGCAGCTTTGGACATTTACGCTGAAGAGTCAACTACACCTTCTGAAGATGGTTACACGTTGACTATATATTCTGAATCAACACGTATAAAGTCCATATTAGCTGACCTATTTAATAATATCTTAGACATCACTACAAATTTACCAATGTGGACTAGAAACACTTGTAAGTATGGTGATAATTTTGTTTACTTAAAAATCGATCCAGAAAAAGGTATAATAGGTTGTTACCAATTACCTAACATTGAAGTGGAACGTGTTGAGAGTGGTAATTACCCAAATGTCTACGGTAATGATGAAAACAAAGAACGAAAACTAAAATTTATTTGGAAAGAGAAGAACTTAGAGTTTAATTCATGGGAAATGGCTCACTTTAGACTTTTAGGTGATGATAGGAGACTACCTTATGGTACATCTATGTTAGAAAAAGCTAGACGAACATGGAAACAATTACTATTGTCTGAAGACGCGATGTTAGTTTATAGGACATCTCGTGCACCGGAAAGAAGAGTATTTAAAATATTTGTTGGTAACATGGACGATAAAGATGTGGAAGCTTATGTACAACGTGTCGCTAACAAATTTAAACGTGACCCGGTGGTTGACCCAACTAATGGAAATGTGGATTTAAGATACAATCAAATGGCTGTAGATCAAGACTTTTTTATTCCAGTGAGAGATCCAGCAGCACCAAACCCAATTGAAACATTACCTGGTGCAACAAATTTATCTGAAATCGCTGACATAGAATATATACAAAAGAAACTGTTAGCGGCACTTAGAATACCTAAAGCGTTTTTAGGTTTTGAAGATGTGGTCGGTGAAGGTAAAAATTTGGCCCTGTTGGACATAAGATTCGCTAGAACTATCAACCGTATACAGAAGTCTATGATTCAGGAATTGAATAAAATAGCTATTATTCATCTTTACATTTTAGGTTTCGAAGAAGAATTGGACAATTTTTCTTTAGGTTTAACTAACCCATCTACACAAGCTGATTTATTAAAAATAGAACAATGGTCAACTAAAATAGCACTTTATAAAGACGCGGTAGGTGACCCTGGAACTGGTATCGCTCCAGTGTCTAGTACATGGGCTAAAAAACACATATTAGGTTTCAGTGATGATGACATTAAATTAGATTTACAACAACAAAGATTTGAAAAAGCGATAGCTCAAGAATTGGAAAAGACTGGTGAAATAATTAAGAAAACAGGAGTATTCAACACTATCGACAAATTATACGGTGATATTGAAAAAACTGAGGAAGAAGGTGGTGAAACTTCTGGTGAAGGGGATGATGAGACCGCGACAGGTGCTGAAGGTTTAGGTTTTGATTTTGGTGGCGGTGAGACTGAACCTACCCCCGATTTGGGAGGTATAGGTGGTGAAACAACACCTGAACCCACTGGTGAAACTGAACCAGCAGCTGAATCGTATAAAATAGAAAAAGATTTACCTCTAATATTGGAACACAAAGGTATATTTTTACCAAACATAGATAAAAAAGTTAAAGACACTAATATTGAAATTGGGAAACTAAACAAACAAATAGACGATTTACTCAATGAATGATATTTATTTATAAATCATTTTTATTATGAAACCATTTGGATACTACAAGAAAGGGATAGACTCTATTTTAGAAAACACCTATACAAACAAGAAACTATTTAAAGAAAATTTTCACGTTGTTATGGGTGCTATGAAACTCTCTAAAGATTTTAGAGAATTTTTCACACTTTACAATGACATAGAATCTTCACCAAATGTTGAAAAGTATTCTGAACAGTATTTAAATGAAACTATCGACTATTTAAGACCTAAAATAGAAAATATTAGAAAAACTTGTAAAATTCTTGACAAAGTTTTTGAATCAAGGGAATCAATTATTGACCGTAAAGATAATGTATTTTATGACAATTTAGATTATCTAATTTTTAAAACTGGGTCTAAATCATTAGATAAAAGAATTGAATCTAAACATACATTAATAGAATCAATTAAGAATAGAAAAACAATCTCTAGTTTAGGTACTAAAGTATCACCTAACATCCTATCGTATACATTATCTGAAAATTTCAATAAAGAATATTCTTCACTATCAGACAATGAAAAGAAACTAATAAGTGAAGTCATCACTATGGATCCTAATACAATTAATGAAGAAATAAAATCGGAAAAAAAGTCTTTATTGACTAAGTTAAATATTTTAATAAGTGAGAATAAAGAAAATTCACTAATTGAAAAATTAGTTGAAACTAAAAATCGTGTACTAGAGTCCAAAAATGACAAATTAACACTTATAAAACTAAAACAACTGAGTGAAGATTTGAATTCTTAACATTTCATGTTTATACTTTTAACAAAGGTATAAAAAAAATATGAAAACAGGAAAAAAAATTCCCTTAAATGTGGATTCTAAATTTAAATCACATTTTGGGACAGTTGATTCCAAAAATTTAAAATCAATATATATTCAATTTTCTACATGGGTTGAACCCATAAATGAGTCTTCTTGTTGGGATTGTGTAGTTAAAAGTTTTGAAAAATCTATAAAGACAAATGTAAACAAATATTTGGATTTAAAAAAATTTAAACCAAAAACAATTGTTGATTTAGATTTAAGGAGTAGTGGAATTGAAACAAATAAAAGATCATTTTTAAAGTGTGAAATAACTTTATTCACAAACACCGATTTAAATTTAAAAAGTCCGTTATTGATTGGTGATTTAAATGAAATGACTAATAAGTTAATTGATTGTGAAAAACATAAAAGTGAACATTTTAATTTCTTTTCCACTAAATCTTAACTAACTTAGTTTTTTTCTTAACCCATTAATATTTATTATGTAGAATAACAAATTAAAAAAATATAGAAATGGGTTTTATTGACAATTCTAACAGTGGTATTGGTGGTACCGCAACACCTAACACACTTTACGCTTCAGCTGTATCCGAAAACCAGTTAAGTATTTATAACTACAATAATGTATATTTCCATTATAGTTTATCTGGTGGTTCAGAAGGCGGTGTATTAACTTTATCTCAACAAGGTTGTTACCACAACGGTCAACCCATGTGGACGTTTGAGGATGGTGTTTACAGTAGTGGATCTTTAGGTGTAAGTGACCCTTGTGGTTCCAAATCACACCAATTAAGATATGGTGGTATGGGAAGTCAAGGTAGCTGGGAGTTGTTAACTCATGGTTACATACATTCGTTTACGACTAATAACTCACTTAACATGTTCCTCACTCAAAGTTCGGGTACCACTGGTTGGAATTCGTACAGTGCATCTACCGATAATTACCCATATGGTAGATTTAGATTAGGTTCAGATGTTTATTCAGCAACCACAATAACAGCTATAACCACGACAGGTACAATATTATAATAATTCATTGAAATTATAAAGCCCTCACTACTGAGGGCTTTTTTTATGCTTGACTTAATATTTATCTAAAAAATATAATATGAAAATACTTGCACCAGGTGAAGTTGGTCGTGGAATTCTTATTGAGTATGACGCTGGATATGTGTCACCAAGTGAGAATTCAAAAATCATAAAAGAAATATCTGACCCAGATTTCGACAAGGAGGTTGAAATGTACTGTGTACTGCAAAAGTATGACACACCCAATAGGAATGGTAGAATATACCCTGAAAAAATACTAAAACGTGAAGTTCAGAAATATCAGGACATGATACGTAGAGGTAGTTCAATTTCTGAATTAAATCACCCCGAATCTTCACTTATTGATTTGGAACGAACCTCACACATTATAACTGAAACTTTTTGGGATGGTATTAGACTTATAGGTCGGTTAAAACTATTAACGACACCTGGATACCATAAAAGTGGTGTTGTTTCTAGTATGGGTGATATAGCAGCTAATCTATTAAGACAAGGTGTAACGTTAGGTATTTCGTCTAGAGGTGTAGGTTCACTTAAAAAGAATGGTCAATATAATGAGGTTCAAGATGATTTTGAATTAATATGTTTTGATTTAGTTTCATCACCATCGACACCAGGTTCGTACCTATTTAAAAACTTAGATGATGTGGATAAATATGATGAAGTGTTAGAAAACCACATAAGGACTAACGACACTACGATGGATAAAGCTTCAAACTTAATGAAAAGATTGGACAATTTTTTAAGTAGATAAATAAAAAATTATACTTAAGAATAAAATAAAAATGGTTTTTTATAAAATCAAATATATTTATTAAGAAAATCACAATAAAAAGTATGTCAAAACTAATAGAAAAAGCGTTGCTCGAAGCTGAACAGTTGGAAGAAACTATGAAAGCTAACGCAAAAGAAATACTTTCTTCAACCATGAAGGAAGAAATTCAAGATTTAGTAAAAGAATCGTTATCTGAAGAGTACGATTATATTGAAGAGCAGGATGAAGATGAAGAAGGAATTGAATCCGAAATCGAAGCTGAAGATTTTGAAGATTTTGAAGGTCTTGAGGACCTTGAAGACTTCGAAGATGAAGGTTTAGAGTTGGGGATGGAATTCGACGTAGAGGACGAGACTGAAGAATTTGATTCTGACGAACTGCCACCTCTCGATTTAACTGACGCTTCTGATGAAGAAGTAATAAAGGTATTCAAAGCTATGGGAGACGAAGACGGTATCATCATTAAACAAAGTGGTGATGAAATTCATTTGTCAGACGGTGAGGATGAGTACTTAATAAAATTACAAGAAAACATGAAAAGAAAAGAAGAAATGTCTGAAATGGAAGGCATGGAAGAAACTATGTACGAAATCGAAATGGATGAGGAAGGCATGGAAGATGAGGAAGTCATGTACGAAATCGAGATGGAAGAAGGTCAAGGTTATGATGACCGAGAAGATGAAAGACTAGGCATGAAACACGGTAAAATGTCATCTAAAGATTTAAAATCAATGAAATCTAGAAGAGATGATGCTCGTTTTGAAGATCGAGAAATGGGTGAAGCTGCACGTCAAAACAATTTAGGTCAAAGAATGAGAACTGGAAACAGAACTAATTCTTATAATAAAGAATCAAGAAAACACGCTGGTATTCGTTTACCAGAAAGTGAAATGTCTCGTAATTACAAACTCCTTAAAGAAGAAGTGGAGTCACTTAAAACTAAAAATGGTGAGTACAAAAAAGCACTTGTAACATTTAAAGAAAAATTAAATGAAGTGGGTATTTTTAACTCTAACTTAGCTTACGCGACAAGACTTTTCACCGAACACTCAACAACTAAACAAGAGAAAGTTAACATTCTTAGAAGATTTGACAATGTTAAATCATTGAAAGAGTCTAAAGAGTTGTACAAAGTGATTAAGGAGGAATTATCTCAGAATGTTTCTTCTACTAATTCAAAGAAAAATATTTCAGAAGCGGTAGAAAGAAAAATAACTAATTCTCCGACTAGTGGATCTAAAACAAAACTAATGGAAACCAAAGTTTACGAAAATCCACAGTTTACGAGAATAAAAGACTTAATGTCTAAAATTTAATAAACGTTTTTCTAAAAAATCTTAAAAAATGGGAGCATTATTAGAATCAGGTATGGTAGGTAACATCGGTCTTAAGCACCTTAAAGTTATCAAAGAAGATACCATCAATAAATGGAACAAGCTTGGGTTCCTAGAAGGCCTAAAAGGTCACAGCAGAGAGAACATCGCTCAGTTGTATGAAAACCAAGCAACACACCTAATAAACGAAGCTACGTCATCTGACGCTTCTGGTTCATTCGAAACAGTTGTATTCCCTATCATTCGTAGAGTTTTCTCTAAATTGTTAGCGAACGACATCGTTTCTGTACAAGCTATGAACTTACCTATCGGTAAATTGTTCTACTTCGTACCTAAAGTGTCATCAAGACAATCTAACGGTCAACATTGGGCACCGTTTGGAGCACCTGGTGCTGACGCGTCACAAATTCCAAACTCACCGTTCACTGCAACCACAATTAACTTGTACGATAACTTCTATGTAAGTAATGAACCACTTAGTGCGACTGACGGTCTTTATGACATCTCAAAAGGTCGTTATTCAGCTGCTACAGCGACTAACCTACCTGTACAGGTATGGAACGCAAGTGCTA